ACTTGGGTTGCTGAAGAGAAATGAACTGAATCCTACGGAATAATGATACTAGGACCAAATGACCCAAGAGCAGTGCGATTGACGAAAAAGCAAATCGCGAAACGCAGATCGAAGATGACTCCCGCTGAACGGAAACAGGAGGATGCGCTGGTCTCCTTTCTTAAAAGTGAGAAGATATTGCCAACAGTCTCGTGAATGGATACCAAGCATATTGCATTTTCACTGCAGTCAAGTTGCATTTCAATGGGTCCTATGATGCCATTAAGTACAACTTTAAGACAGCTGCGTCTCGTCCCGCATCGTACGAGGGTCGGCGTGACCGGTATTTCTTTGAGAAACTGGCTCGTATCATCCCAAGGGAAGAGGAATTGATGAAATACTGCGTCGCAAACGCAGTATACGGATCGCCCAAGCTCTGGGTGGGTGATATGACCAAGGACCACTACGATCGCCTGAGGACGATCCTAGAGACGTTCTCTTACCGATTCCTCAAGGAACTACGATCGCTAGAATCGTCCCTGAGCGATTCTGATGGCAAGGGTGGTATGAACAGATTTGACGGACTTTTCCGATCGTCCTACTGCAGTCCTAACGGGGCGCCACCCATTCTATCCGCCTCCATTGAGACTATGGCTGTGATAGATACTCTTGTAAATTTCATTCCAGACCTGAGGAAGACCATGGGTGATCCCCTGGGGATGCTCAAATCGACCTTTGATCTGGTTGAAAACTACAAACCATTCCTGGGACGTTGGATAGACATAACAAAGGCAAAACAAAATCTCATAAAAGTGTTCACATAAGGTGCCATTTCTGTTATAATATCCAACGTCCCCCAGGGATATAGACTGAAAACAAAACATACTAAGATACACAAAACATATGTCGTTTGATAAACTGAAACAAAATCGGGCAGCTGCAATTGATAAACTCCTTGCTGCTGCGGGTACTGAAAACTCAAAGGTCAGCTATCGTGATGATCGACTCTGGGCTCCACAGGTTGACAAGGCGGGTAATGGCTACGCTGTGATTCGATTCTTGCCGGCACCAGAAGGTGAAGATCTTCCATGGGTTCGCTATTGGGATCATGGATTCAAGGGATCCACTGGTCGGTGGTATATCGAAAAGAGTTTGACTACGGTCGGGCAGAATGATCCGGTCAGTGAACTCAACTCCAAGCTCTGGAACTCTGGTCGTGAAGAAGACAAGGAGATTGCTCGTGCTCGTAAGCGCCGACTTCATCATGTCTCTAACATCTTGGTCCTGAGTGATCCGGCGAATCCTGAGAATGAAGGTAAGGTCTTTCTGTACAAATATGGTAAGAAGATCATGGACAAGATCATGGATGTGATGCAGCCGCAGTTTCAAGATGAGAAACCGGTCAATCCATTCGACTTCTGGATGGGTGCAAACTTCAAGCTCAAGATTCGTAACTTCGAGGGTTACCGAAACTATGACAAGTCCGAGTTTGAATCGGTCTCCGAACTCTATGGCGGTGATGAAGGTAGGCTTGAGAAGGTTTACGATTCACTTCACTCACTGAAGGAGTTCACTGATCCAAGTTCCTTCAAGACCTATGCCGAACTCTCCAAGAAACTCCATGAGGTCTTGGGTGATGAGGTTCTGGCAGATTCATACCAGGGTGACACTGCAGACGCACCGGTTACTAGGTCTGCCCCAGCCCCTGAACCTGTGAGTGCACCGGAACCGCAGGTTGCGCAACAAGAGGAAGATGATGATGAGACTCTGAGCTACTTTGCCAAGTTGGCACAGGGTTAGTCTGATTCACTCCACGAACCCTGTCCTGAGAAATCGGGACAGGGTTTTTTAGCTAGGTGCAAAGGCCCTATGAAAGCTATTCAATGAATCTTGATTGCTGCCACTTGTGTTGATTTGGGTTGAGTTATCAATATTAGATGCGGTGGTTTGTGATCTTGGCGAAATGATTACGGGAGCACTACGTTTCTCTTGTCGAATCTTCATTTCAGCCTCGAGTTTTTTCATTTCCTGTAATCCTGCTCGTCTCTTTTCAAGATCAGTACTTTTAAGCGCATTACTCATTCTGGTAAATCTGTCTGCATCTTCTTGTATCACACCACTCGCTTTAAGTCCCCTACCCAATTTCTGCATTCTCTCCATAAGGGTATCTGGATCTTGATATTCAACCAATTGGCCAGATTTTCTTAGCTTATCTTCTGCTCTTTCCCTAATGGTACCCATTCTCTCTGCATTGGCCACCATTTGCTTGATTTCTTCTTCATCTACCTTTTTACCAAGACTCCGTAAATGTTTCCTTGAATCAGATGCATATTTAAATCTTTGCACCCTCATTTCTTCCTCAAGCTTTTTTTCATTCTCTTCGGCCATGGATTTCTTCAAGGCGTTTTCTTCTTTCCGACGGGCTTCTCTTGGATCTTTAACACCAACAGCACCGAGAGCTTTACGAAAAGTAGATTTCGCTAAATCTGGCATATCTGAATTATCGATGAAATCGTAAAGCATCCCTATGATATCAAACTCTTTTATCTTTTCAGTAACCCAGTCTATTCCTCTACTAAAGAAATCTCCAATCTTTTTTGGGATTGTGGTAAAGATATCGAGGACGGATTTGAACATATCAGAAAAGCTTGGGAGTATGCCTTTCTTCTCTTCTGTCTTTTCACCTTCACCGCCGCCAAAGAGACCCACAACATAATCATAGGCACCCTTGAAAAAACCACCGATCTTTTTAAACGGCCATGATATGATCTGACCCACGAAAGAAAACATATCGGCGATCTTTGGTAAAATACCTTTACCGCCTTCCTTCTCTTCACCTTCACCACCACCAAAAAGACCCACAACATAATCATAGGCACCCTTGAAGAAACCCACGACCTTATCTTTTACCAGAGTGAATGTCTCTGGCAAATTCTTCAGGAAATCCATGAACTTGAATTCCTGCATCTTCTTACCAAGTTCTTCAAATCCCAATTTTTCAAGTATCCATCCACCTAACCATGAAAGACCATCGACGAGTGAACCTACGAGACTATCAAGCATACCCCAGAATGCACCCTTAATACCACCAAGGATACCATCTTCTTTGAATCCCTTGATGAATCCCTTGATGCCACCAATAAGGCCCAGGATAAGAGTGATGGGAAATCCCAAGAATTTGAACAACACAGCGGCAATCGTCCTGAATGGTTTAAATAATGGACGGAGACGTCTGGTCCATTTCATTATGAAATCCAAGATCCCTTTGAATATCTTACCAATACCACCTTTTGCGCTAACTGAGGCATTTAATTTACGAAAAATATTACCAATGAAACCCAATGGACCCTGAGGTGCAAAGAGGCCCTTTAGTACATTAAAGGCCTTAGATTTTTTAATACTACCGCCGATTCCACGAAGCAGATTGCCAATACCACTGAAGAAGTTCTTAATACTCTGAACCCATTTCCCATTCAGGACCTTTTTCTTCTGGTTTCTAAAAAAGTCTCCTATTGATGAAAAGAAACCAGTCAGACCTTTCCACAATCTGGTATTCTTAACCCATGCAATTGGTTTGGCGAAGATCTTGCCGATTGACTGAAATATCGCCTTGAATATATTAACACCTTTTTTGACTCTTGCGATCGTATCAGTAATGATAAGTGCAAGATCCGCAATACCAAAGGTAATGAAGAGCCATTTTAGAAACCCACTTTTCTTGGCTTTTGCTAGATTCTTATCAGAGACCTTGCCTTTATTCTGTTGCAGTAGGTAATTAGCGATCTTTTCAAATAGTCCTTTCTGTTCTCTCCTATCTTCTTTTTCCTGAAGATCTTTGTCCGCCTCTTTTCTCTGAGCATCTTCAAACCTCTGTATCTCTTTCTTCGTGAGATTCATCTGTGAGGTCGCCAGACCTTTACTCATCATCCACTGATCACGAATAAATTTGTTCTCTTTTTGTTGTCGGTCAGAAACAAACTCAACGGCTCTACTAATTACCCCTACTCCGGTTGCAATTCGCTCCAGCTTTTCGCTATCTTTAACTGCAATTGCGGATTCTTTCGTTCTTTGAATAATTGGTATGGCCATTATTGCTGTTGCTTGATTCTTTTCTCTTCTTCTTCAAGATGGTTCATCAACAATGTCACATAAATTTCCCTTTCCCATGGAATCATATTATCAAGTTCACTCAAGCTATATTTATGATTCTGAGCCATATAGAATTGAGTTTTGTAGTAATTCTCTAAACTATCATGGGAAAGGCTTATCCAAAAAAAGCTTCGGTTCCTTCAATTATATGGATATTCTCTTTGCCACAGGAATCACATTTGAAATCAATCTCTTCCCGAACCTTTGGAATATTCTCAAGGTATTCAACCATCTGGTCGACCTGTTTACGACTCAATGACTCAATAAAGGTATCAAGTTCTTTTGGTGTGACCTCACTGTGATGGTATGTCTGGTTACTATCAAAAATAGAGTCAATACTAATACGAAGAATCGACATCATATCGTCTGTAATTGCGGCATCATCTGATGTCTGAAATGAATCAAAATCTTTGATCTGAGCATGCCGTAGATTCACTCCAACCTCATTATTCAATTTGATCGTACTGGCAAGTTTCTTCTTTGGATATTTGATGTTTATGTTATCGACATTGATCTCAATCGGATGGCGTTTATCACACTCCTCGCATGGTAGCTGCAATTCTACTGTCTCACCCACACTCTTTGCTCTCAATTTCAGGAAGATGAATTCAAGATCATACATCGTGAGAGTATCGGGCTCTAGCTTATCGAAGGTACATGCCTTGATAATTTCCTTCATTGCATTGATGATTGTCTTTTGATCCTTTGTCTCTTGGGCAATCATCAGGACCTTTTCTTCCTTGACCAAGAAGGGACGGAACTTGACCTTCTTCTTAGTAGAGGGGACTGTCAATTCATATGTGGGGGTTTCTAATACTGGTAGTGGCATAATATTATTTTCTGATTATTATATGAGACGTCGTAGACTACCTACAACTTGATTTCTAACACCATTTATCAATGTCTTAAGTGATCCCTGTTCCTCGAAATCTTCATAGGCCCAGGTCACTGATAATTTCTGGTATTGATCCGTGGCATTATTATCCAATGGTACAGATTGAACCGTGACTGGAAATGCATTACGAAGCTTGATACCATAGGTCGGTAGATTCTTTTCGTCGAGCTGTTGAATTATGACATCAGAATAATATTTGCTCTCATAGCTAACACGATAATCTTTTTGACTCACGATAGATGCCTGCCAACGATCAAAAATCTTGCGCATATAATAATCTGTCGATAGAGTGAATACCATCGAAACATCATCTGTGGTATACCCATAAGGAATCTTTGATGTAAACCAATCTTGATTCGAGGCATAATCTACTGTCGTGATCTGTCTGCCCGGAAGGGAGGTCGATTCACACAGCAATGCCATATCTCGTGGATCATTGACCAGAGAACCCAGGGAGAATGTACCACTGAGGGCAGATCTCGCAACCTCCTGTAGATCCAGGTTCAGGAGTGTCTGCTGTGGTGGTGTGATAATCACGGCAAATCTATTTGTCTTGGCAAGACCACCGTGTTTGGAAATCGACGATTTGAAGTCATCGATTGTATTTGGATTGACAATATTTTTAAGTTGAGTAAGAAGAGCCATGGTTATTATCCTCTGATGATTTTACGTGATTCTCTCCAGACAAAATCTCTCTTGGCACCAATGAATGAATCAGATGGTAGAAAGAGAACCGCTTCCCACTCACTGGCGGGAACAAAGATTGGTTTTGATCTCATATATGCCGTGAGGTATCTCTTAAAGCATGGTTGAAATTCTTTATATTTCGTCACGCCATTCAGTATATCATACGAGATCTTGAGTTTCGTCTTACTATTAAACTTATCATTATTCGCAACATCCAAGAGCTTGTCAAAGAATATTGCTCGAATCGTAGGTGGCAGGTAATGCAGATTGATTCCATAGAAACCTTTTGGTGCAGGATCGACCATAAAGATCAGTGGGAATCTATCATAGTATGGAAGGGTATCCTTGTGCTTTGCCTGATACCGAAACATGTACATCTTACCCAATACGGTCCGGTTTTTTTCCTGGAGTAACTCATCATCAAGCAATTGTCTTCGGTTGACATTCTTGATATTCTGTACTCTCCGGCGAAACCACTCCAATGATTTCTTGCTTCGAGGTTCAAGTCCCTGACGAGACGCCTCTCTTTTTAGATTTTCGAGATAAGATGGCATTTTCTCTATTTATAGGTCAGGTCAGGATACGAATACCTAATTTTTTAAGTGTATCTTCTGTCCAGACCTGAAATATCCACCCACGATTCTCACAATAATCTTTTGCTGCATCCCACTTAGAAATATTCTTGGCATATGTCATTACCTCTGTGAGATACCTCTTGGTCTGTCTCTTGGGTTGTGGAGGTGGTTGTGTCTGTCTCTTGGGTTTAATCTCCACAAGATAGACCTGACCATCGTGTAATCGAATATACAGATCCATGAAGTATCGGTGTGGTTTCCCATCTGTCTTGCATCGATAGGGAATCACTACCTCCTCACTATTCCACTCCAAGACATCAGGGTTATCATCCAACCAACGAAATGCCTGACGTTCCCACAGAGATCGGTAGAAGATCTTTGTAGGATCACCACGGTACTTTTTCGTATTCTTTGGTCGGAATTTACCTGAATATGCCATATAAATAAGGACAAAGATATTTATTACCACCACTATTATGGCAACAAGAATTCGTAAATTCCCAACAAATATCCCACCGGATCGTCCAGTGATACAATTCTCATGTAAGCCATACAAAACTGGAGAAACAGACGGTGAAACACGAGATCTAGGTCAAACTGTAGCCAATGCTCAACAAACGTCAGCATTCGGTGCGGCTGATACCTTTGGTGATATTGATATTTTCTTTCCCTGTCCTGGCAATATTTCTTTTTCTGATACCGCAAATTATCAAACCGGGAGTGCAGATATGATTAGCACTTTACTTCAGAAGATGACAGGTACGGGTGATACCCTCAGTGCTGCAGGTGATATATTGGCAGGTGGAGTAGATGCCATCACAGGTGGTAATATCGATATATTGAAAGATCAAATGAAGAAGGGGTTTGGAGACTATAGTGGAGCAGATGCAGCTGCTGCATTAGGTGCTGCTGCCCCTGGTGATGCTGGTCAAGAAATTCAATTTGAGACCAAGACGATAATGGATCCCAGAATCAATACAAGATTTACCGGAAACGGTATGAGAAATTTTAGTTTCAACTTTAAGATGATCGCAACATCTGAGCAAGAATCAATAATCGTCAAGGATATCTACAATGCATTTCGTAGATATTCATATGCAAAAAGGATTGGTGCAATTGCACTGTCATATCCACCATTATGGACAATCAGATTTTTGATAGCACCAGAAAACGGTGCCAAAGAAAATCCATTCATTCCAAAGATTGGTCAGTGTTACCTGAATAATGTGGGCACGACATTCAATTCCACGAATAACTCTTGGAGGACAAATAATGCACCATTGGAGGTCGATCTCACACTTGCATTCCAAGAAACTCAGGTGCAGACACGAGATGACATAAGTGAATTGGAGAAAGATAATGTAGATCGAACCGGTGGAGGTAAGGTTGGTTTTCTTAATTCACTACAAGGCAATTTTAAGAAATCTGTAAATAAAAAATTAGACTCCCTGAAGAACGAGGTCAGGGATGTCTTTAGATTCTAATCATGGCATTTTTCGAGCAATTCCCCAAACTAAAGTACGATACCAATCTTGATGGTATTCAGAATGACCTCACGGACATCTTTCGGTATGTCGATGTGATCGAAGATATCGCTGATGACATCTATGGATATTCATTCGCGGAGATCAATGATGGTGAGAGACCAGATCAATTATCCCAACGATTGTATGGCACACCTGATTATTACTGGACATTCTTTATCACGAATGATCAACTCAAAAATGGTCTGACAGATTGGCCCAAGAGTTCAAATGAACTAGATGACTATATCAATTACATCTATGGAGATGAGTTCGGTGTAATCTCTGTACCGGATTCTCGCATACAAGGATCTACGACAGATGATCTATCTCTTATTGGTACATATGAACTATTGAATGATCCAAAGTACAAAGACAAACTCTATGTCTTTGCCTCAAATGACGAAGATACAGAAACCACAGCGATTATGAAGCTTGTGGAATTTGATGAGAAGAGATATCAACTGTGGGTCGATAAGACAAAACAATACTATCCACCAACATTACCTACTCATCCATTTGATTTTGGTGCTAACTATACACCAGCTAATGATATTGCACCAGATAATCTTCGTATCTGGTACAAACTGGAAAGAGATTACGGATGGTCTTTTACCGATCCAAGCACTGTTACCGTGAGTGGTTCTCTCGGTACTCTAAAGGCCACACCCTTTGAGCAAATAAAAGTACCAGATGATGCACCATTGGGTGGGGAACAACATGCCTGGGCCGGTGGTGTACCGGTCGACGGAGTACCGGGTGGAGTGGATGAACATTTACCTACCTGGGATTCTGATGAGGGTGCATATTATTTCGACCGAACAAAAAGTCAATTCATCATGTTGAATGCAGAATGGTATTCCCTGAATGAATATGGTAGAAACATAACATATGAATATGAATTTGATGGTGGGTATACCTTTACCTATTCAGAGACTGGGGGGGACGCAAGAGCTTTTCCTGAATACTCATTATTCGATGATGAAGATTGGACAATATTCTTCTGTATAAAAACAGATATGGGTTCTGGTAGCACCGATGATTCAGAAGGAGAAAATGGATGTATCGCTGGCTCTAATTGGCCCGATCAAGGGCTCTCATTTCCAACTGATGCTCGTGGTTCAGGAATTGGTATTGTTGATGGTAAATTGAGTGTCTGGATGGTTCCTGATGATGGTGACTCAACATTATTTACACCAGATTTTCTTGAAATAAGAGCACAATCAAAAAATGTCATCAATGACAATCAATGGCATGCATGTATGTTAACGAATACCGGATCGACAAAGATCATGCGATTGTATGTTGATGGTGTGCTCCAGGATAAATTCAATGGATCTCAGGAATTCTCAAGAAGTGTGGTTGATTATGGGATATATACAGTCACTACAACGAAAAGATATTACTTCCCACTTGCAAATCTTATGGTGGGTTCTGTTCCATATGATTCTGATTCTGACACACCAGATGATCCAGGCAATCCAAATACGATCTCTCAGCCCAGCGGCCTACCAAATTACAACTGGAATCACGTCACGGGTTACCTAAAAGATTTTCGTGTCTTTAACACTGTACTTTCTGGTAATGTGGCGGGTAGAACAACACCATATTCTACATTTATTGTAGATGATAGTGATTTGAATACAGACTATGAAGATGAATTCTTTGCCTGGGATAAACAGCTAAATCATTTCAAGCAAATTTCTATTGGTTATGGTGGTGATTCTGATTCTGATCCAAATATTGATGCATGGGATTCTGATGTCAGAGCATTTAACCTTGCAAACACAGATCTAAGACAGGGTGGAGCAATCAATCGGTTGTACATTCGTGCATATGATTACTGGAGAGATTCTGCTCTTGCTCCAAATTATTACACGAACCGAAGTATTGCTGAGAATATCTACTATGATTCTGATTATGGAACTGATAGTGAGTATCTCTTGAATTTTCCATCATACACAACAACATCAAGAACACAAGATAACAGAGAAGATATTCTCTTGGATACAGGCTCAGAAAGTCCTGAGAGAGGGTATATCTATTACCTACAAGGAAAGGTACTCAATGAGGATAGTGACATTGAGGTCGATTGGACTCCACTGCAAAATAATCCTTACCTGAAATCAGATTCACCTTATTACGGTCCATTTGTTGGTGATGGTAATCCAAAGCAAATCTCATATGCACCACAAGATTTTGAATTACTAAGTGGTCATACTCTGCAGGTAGGTAATATCATTGCCAAAAAAATCATCAGTACGGATAATCCACTTGAAATTGTGATCGATAGAATCACATCAGATTCTAACTACTATTATATTCATGCAAAGAATCTCTTGTCAGGTTATCGACATGTTTTGTATTACAATACATCAACATCTGCCGGTAATCTATATTCGGGTAATGGGTGGAGAGAATTGAGTAATATTGCACATATCATCGGCACCGAAGATACTGATGTACCAACGAAATTCATTGTAAATAAAGATTGGTATTCAATAAATCCAGATGTATCACCTACGGTATACTGGAAGATATATGCGTTTCAGGAAGTGATTAGAGACGAAGATGATCCTGAGTATATCGAAACAGAACCAATATCACCATATGATGCCCTTGTTGCAAGTGGTGATGAATTAAAGATCACGGAAAAAGATGGTTGGTTGAAATATCGTAATGGAGATTATGTCACGAATAGACAACTCGAGGTGGATCGTAATACCGAGAACTCTTTTATCAAGGTAGTCAAGACAGGTTACATTGGTGAATTTGCCGATAATTACAGGACATTGATTAATCGATGAGTGATATCACACATAAAACCCGGGTTGATGCACATGGGAATACCCGAGCAGGTTACTGTGAAATTATTTCGATTGAGATTGAAAATTTTCGTGGTGATGTTCGGGATCTCAAGGTCGCGACACAAAAAATTAGAATCACGGAATCTATCATGGTCCCTGGTCTTGTCCTGGAGATTGCAATTCAAGATGCAATTAACTTCTTTGAAGAATTTGAACTCAATGGACAAGAGAAGATTCGTATTCTCCTAAGACAGCAGTTTAATAAGAGAGATGCCCGTCTGGCACGAAAGACAGACATCGAACTTGAATTCTTTGTCACGGATTTTACTGAATTCCTGAGAGGTACCGATAACCAGAAGCAGGCATACAAGATGGTTGGTGTGACCGAACAGATGTTTCTTTCTTCCCTCAAGAAAATTTCTCGACCCGTTCGGGCAAATACGGCAGATGAGATACGAAATATTTTTGTGAATGATCTTCGTCTTCCACCCGAGAAGTTTGTGATTCATGGTGATACCGCTACAAGATATAAAGGTGTATTGAACTGGGATACACCTCTCAAACATGCCATGAAGCTTCGAGATAAACTCTTGGATGCTAATAACACACCATACTTTCTGTACCAGACACTCTCGGGTAATGTCTTTCTGTCACCACTCTCTTATCTCGTGGATTCAGAGACAAATCCCACATACTCAAAATATTTTGATCGACCATTTAGTGAGGCAACGGAGGGTCTTCCAGAAAAGGAATATGAGACCATGATCAAGATGAAAAGTGTATCATCTCAGTTGGGTATGAGTCATCTTGAAAATGCCATGAGTGGTGCATATGCTGGTCAGTACAATTATATCGATATCTTTCACAAGACACATAGAGTAGAAAATTTTAACTCACTCTCTAATCAGATAAAGAATGGGTATCGAATCACCCAGAAGGGTAACATTAACCCGGATTACAAGGTCAATATTGATAAGACCGCCACACAATTATCTCTCAATGAGATTCCCATGGCGAATCTGAATTATTCTTACCGCAATGCACATGTCTTTGAGAATGCCGTGGCAAGAGCAGGGCTCAATTCGGGTGATGTGAATGAGAAGTCTCGAAAATTTGTTCGATCATACATCAAGTCATATGATTCGGTCGTCCAGAATGTTGAATTGGCAGGTGACCTCCTGCTCAATCCGGGTTCCAAGATCGAACTTGATTTCAGTAAGGCAATTGCAATGGATCAGTACAAGAGAGTCACGGGTAAATCAGATACAGAACAGAGAGATTTGGCATTGAGTGGTCAATATCTGGTCTTTGGTTGTGTGCATGAAATCACGGGCGGTGAATATTCTATATCTGTTCGTGCCCAGAAAGATAATATATGAGTGGATATTTCATAGGAATTGTAGAAGATGTTGATGATCCGATTCAGGCAAATCGAATCAAGGTTCGTGCCTTTGGGTATCATAATGAGAACAAAGATATTTTACCCACGAAGGATCTTCCCTGGGCAATGGTGGTGATTCCCGCCACACAATCTGGGATCCCAGATTCCCATGAAGGTGGTGACGAAAAATTTGATGGTATCACGACCTCCCTGGGTATCATGGTTGGAAATTATGTGTGTGGTTTCTTTCAAGATCCCGATCAACAGATTCCAATTATTCTTGGATCGGTGCCAGGCTTCACGAATGTTCAGGATGAAGATCAAGAAGTAAAGGTACATGATGTTCCTCTTGCGGCAAGAAATGATTACGAAAAATCTGCCTCTTACAAATATCGTGTTGAATCAAGAGAGACAGATGTCACTACCGCACAGGATTTGAATCCCGGTAATCCAGTAGAACAAGGTGAGGGTGGAAACTGGAGTCATCCTGATCCGGCAGATACAAACAAACCGGTATACCCATTGAATCATGTACAACGAACACAATCAGGTCATGTCATTGAGTACGATGATTCACCTGGTGCCGAGAGAATTGCATACAGTCATAAAAGCGGTACCTACCATGAGATTCAGGCAAGAAGGCGAGGAGAAAAAGAGTTCGGTGATGCCGCAACAGTGATCAATGGCGATAATTACACTGTCATCGTGAATAATAATAATGTTTATGTCAAGGGCGACATGAATCTCACTGTTAATGGTAGTATGAAGGTTCATGT